AGCTAATTTAGCAGTAAGGTAGTTACTTTCTATATTTTCGAAAATTTCAAGATCAGTAACACTTCCTAAAATTTCTAGCCCACTTGGATCTAAAAATCGAGAGGAATTAATAATTACACTTTCAAGGGCGTAACCCTTTACTGATTCGGTATTACTTGACATTATGAATTAATAGCCTGTTTAAACAGTGAAACAACCTGATTGATAAGATCCGGTTTTACTACCTTAATTTGTTTTAGATTATCATTATCTTTTATGTATCTATCTAGATGTGTTACTTCTGTAAGCTGTGCACCGGGTCCAACAGCCGGATCAATATCTACTATTTCACCACTAGCGTTTTCGTAATGATGTGCTGAAAGATATTCTAAAGATGCACCGGTTGTAGTAATTGTTTGAGTAGTAACAGCTGCAGACACGTTACTTATTGCTTCACCTATTGCAAATGCAGATTGCGCCGCTACAGTAACTTGACCAATATCTAAATTTCTACGTAGTACTGTTCCTCTTGAACCTGTTTGAGCTCCAATTACTGTTTCTCCAACCTTATGAGTATTTGTTAATGAATCTGTAGTTGTATAAGTAAAGTGCGGAAAATCAACCTTTGCTCTTTTATTTATTTCTTCGTTTGTTACTGGCCAACCTTGCTTTCTTAAATGATCATTTAAAAGAAAAAATGTCCAGTGATAGATAGGTGTACCGTATATATCATAAGAGCACTGATCAGGTCTATTACCTTCTTGTATATTATAAAAAGTATGGAACGCAATATTATCAGATATTTTATCTAAAATATCAGAATAAGCTGATATATCTTGAACGAGTTCACTAGATATTTTACCTGTGCCCTGTGCTTCTTGGTCTCCAAATATATAAAAAGCACGAGGAAATTTATTAAAGTATTGCATTAGTAACCACCTTCAATATCTTGTTTACTTAGTGCTTTGTATTCTTGGAATACAAGAGTAAGATCAACTTCAGTAGGATGACCGTCATCATGAAATGTCATTGAAGTAGCATTATATGAAGCTTGCGCACTTCGTAAATAACAATACTGAAGTGCCGGCACTCTCATATTAGATCCTCTCATACTAAAATCAATCTTAAACAAATTAGGAAACTTATATCCAGCCGGCACACCAGCACCAATATTAATTGTTTCTGGATACATCTGTGTTCTAAATGTTCTAATAATTGATTCTATTTGATTTGCTTCTTGAGCAGAAGTTGCAATTAACTTAAATGTAAATGAAAATTGGCGAATGTTTGGTTTATCAAAAAGTAGTCGAGTACCTGGGTTAATACCTGTTTGAATTGCTGAAGTAACTGCAGCTCTTATTCCTTCGCGAGGAATAAACTGCGCAGCTCGAGCACCAGCAACTTGCGCCGCTTCAGTTGTCATTGTACCCTTTGCTAAATTAAAGATAGATTCAAACCCTTCACTAATTCCTTTACCAACAGCTTTTAACAAACCTGCTCTACCATTTATAGCTGCAGCAGTAGCTAGTCCAGCTGGACCAAGATCTACTTGATTATAGTTTACATCATCGTTAAATGTAAGTGATTGTGGAAAATATAATTCCATAACAGGAATTTTATGATCAGCAATTGCGTCAATTGGCGTTTTATCTGGTATGTTGGCGCCTTTTACTGCATCAGACTTAGATTCGCCATCCTTAGAAAATACTAATTGTGAAGTTTCATCTTCAATATCTCCATCACTACCTCCAACAGTTGCAGTTCTTACGTCACTACCAAGTTGACCTTGTTGTCTTCTTTTTTGTTCTTCTAAAGTTTTTTGTTGATATGCCTGTTCTTTTAATTTTTCTCTATTACCTCTTAAATCACTAGTACCCCATCCCAGTAAAGGAATATCCCAAATTTCAGAAATGCTTTTAGGGTCAATAGTGTATGCATTAACTTTATATGCCGTAAACTTTATTTTTGCTGGATGATTATCCATATTATGTAATGGATAAGATAACTTAACACTACGCCTACTTAAATGTCCTGTGATTTCTTGCTCTTTACGTGTAGCTGTTTTACCGCCTCTATAAACTATATCAGCTTGACTTCGTGCAGTAAGAGTAGTACCACTTGAATTACCACCATTACGTGGAGATGCTGAAGGAGGTACTTCTTTACTAATGTAATGTTGCTTTCGACCAGATGCCATATGATTATCCTATAAATAAAAATATCTTGAACTATTTATAACGAAAAATGGCGTATTCTGGTAAGTATAAACCCAACATAAAAAAGTATAGTGGTGATCCTGATAAAGTAACTTATCGTTCTCATTGGGAAAAGCTATGCTTTATGTGGTGCGATAGCAATCCTTCTGTCAAATCTTGGAGCTCAGAAGAAACTGTTGTACCTTATTTCTGGGATATAGACAAGAAGATGCACCGGTACTTTGTAGATCTAAAAATAACATTCGCAGATGGAAAAACAATCTTAGTTGAAATTAAACCAGACAAAGAAACAAAGGTTCCTAAGAATCCTAATAAGAGTAAAAGATATATAGGTGAAGCAATGACCTATGTAAAGAATATGAATAAGTGGGAAGCTGCAAATAATTTTGCACAGGATAGAGGATGGACATTTCAGATCTGGACAGAGAATACACTGAAGTCTATGGGTATAATGAAAGATCAGCCGGGTAAACTTAAACCACTAAAACCATTGAAACCATATCGTAAAAAGCCTAAGAAAAAGATATAAATACAGGTATGAGTAATCTATTTGCAAAACTTGGCTACGAAGCTTTTAGAGCCGGCATTAATCCTAGAACTAAAGAGGCACAGGATTGGTTCAGGCGTAAAGCACAACAAATGCGTAGAGTGAATCGGACAGCGTTAATGAACTCCGAGGAAGTAAAGCTTGTAAATAGACAACAACCTTTGATTGGATCTATGAACATGTTTTTCTATGATCCAAAAACAAAGGACACTTTGCCCTTCTACGATCGATTTCCCTTGGCTATCATCGTAGGACCCGCAGAAAAAGGTTTCTATGGTTTGAATCTACATTACTTGCCTCCTTTACTGAGAGCTAAATTCCTTGATGCATTATTAGATATAACTAATAACAAAAAGTATGATGAAACTACACGGTTTCAAATGTCATACAAAATGTTAATGGCTTCATCTAAAATGAGATATTTTCAGCCATGTTTTAAACACTACTTAACCGCACATGTTAAATCAAGACTCGCGCGTGTACCCGCACCCGAGTGGGAGATTGCAACATTCTTACCAACTGCAAGCTGGGAAAAGTCGAGTGCTGCTAATGTGTATAAGCAATCAAGGAAAGCAATATGAGTACTATAGACCAACTTAAATCTCTTGCTTCAGCAAAGCTTGGATTTGCACGATCAAACCAATTCTTAGTTGAACTTCCTGGGACATTTAGTTCTGGTGGTATTTTTGGAGCTTTAACTACTCTTTTAACTTCTGGTAATATGGGAGGCGGTGATCTAAATCTATTATGTTCATCTGCAACATTGCCGGGAAAACAAATCTTAACACTTGATCGTAAAACGGGTATGCAATTTGAAAAGGTTGCTTATGGTTATGCTGTTGACGATGTATCACTATCATTTATAGCTCTTAATGATTATGGTACTCGTAAATATTTCGATGCATGGCGTGAAAGAGTATTAGATGAAACGGGTCAAACAGTAGGATATAAAAGAGACTATGCTAAGCCTGTTAAAATACATCAATTAAGAAAGCCAATAAAAAATATTGGTACAGACATAGGTCCTATAAACATTAATGTAGGTCTTGGTGGTGGATCGGTTTATTCTGTTGAGTTAATTGATGCATTCCCTACTACAATTGGACAAGTAGAATTGAATAACGAATTGGATGGATTGGTACAAATTAATGTACAGTTGTCATATACTAACTGGCGAAGAGCGAGTGGTGGACAACGGTGGATTCAAGCTTCAGCCGGCCTTGGATCACTTTCGCAATTACTTGGTTAGGAGTAAATTATAAATGGCACTACCACGGTTAAATGAATCACCTCAATATGAATTAACTATACCGTCGACACAAGAAGTAATACAATTTAGACCATTTCTTGTGAAAGAACAAAAAGTATTGTTAATGGCATTTGAAACAAAAGATAAAAAACAAATTCTTAATTCAATTTTAGCTACAATAAGCGCGTGTTGTCCTAGTATAGATGAAAAGAAACTTACATCATTTGATGTAGATTATGTTTTTACAAATATTAGAACTAAAGCTGTAGGTGAAACTACCACAATTACAGTAAAATGTTCAGATGAATCATGCTTGCATTCAAACGAAGTAGTAGTAAATTTAGAGAATGCAGAACTAATAAATTTAAATGAATCTAATATTGTAAAAATTAATGATGACATTTCTCTTAAAATGAAATGGCCTTCTTACACTGAAATTATTAACAACAAAATTATTACTGAAGATAATTATTCAAATACTGAAATTGTATACGAAACAATTAAAATATCAATTGATAGTATAATGACAGAAGATGAATTGATTTCGTTAAAAAATGAATCAGATGAAGAAATCGATCAATTTATAAATTCATTAACGACTAGTCAATTTAATGAAATTAATAAATTTATTTCAAATGCGCCAACATTAAAATACGATGTTAAGTTTACATGCGAATCATGTGGTAAAGAAAATCATAATGTATTGGAAGGCATTCAGGATTTTTTTTCTTAAACCTCTCTCATGATTCTTTAGAAAACTATTATAGAGTTAACTATCAACTAATGCAAAATTTTCAATACTCTTTAACAGAAATAGATTTAATGATACCTTGGGAGAGGGAAGTATATCTAACGTTACTTACAGAAGACTTAAAAGAAAAAAATGAACAAGCCCAAAGGGGATAGCAATGGCTACACTAGCTGAAATTAATCAAACTTTATTATCTAATAAAAAGCTAGCTGAAGACACTAATAAAAATATTAGTGAAATGAAAGTTGGTATATTAGGTTTTTTTGATTTTGAAAAAAGAAAAAGACTTGATGATTTAGAAGCGCTTAGAGAAAAGAAAAATAATCAAGCAGCAACTATAGCTACTGCTACACAAGAAGTTAAAAAAAATGGTGGCGATGATGGATTTAATCTTGGAAATTTCTTAGGTGGTATGGGTTTTGGTAAGTTATTAAGCGGTGCTGGTAAATTATTCTCACTAGCATTTCTAGCAAAATTATTAAAGCGAGGTGTTTTTGGTCTTATAGCTGCAATGTTTGCAGATGAGATTGCAAAGGGTGTGAAAGCTTTGACTGGCTCAGATTTTGCTGCTGCGTTAACGGAAGCTGGAATTGTTGGTGCTGGCATAGGAGCTATGTTTGGACCAAAAGGTGCCATTCTTGGTGGTCTGGCATCTGCTATTTTAGTAGCAAGTAATGAATTAGGCAATTATGTTGAAACAGAACTTGCTAAACAAAATATTGACTGGGCACCAATTATTGGTGAAAGCGCTAAAGGCCTTACCAATATTGCAGCATTTACTACAATAGGTGGTTTAGTGCTTGGTCCATTAGGTGCCATTGGTGGCGCTATTATTGCTGGTAGTTTTAGTCTATATAAGGCATATGACAGATATCAAAATGATCCAGAGTTTAAGAAACTTGTAGATGAAAAAGCTGCAAACATTAAAAAGAATGTTGAAGATAGTATAATAGCTGCAGGTAATTTTATATTAGATTCACTAGATAAAATTGCTCCAGACTTTATTACAACATCAGCTGAAAAAGATGCTTTTAGACAAGCAAGACCTGAACGAGCAAAATTACTTGATGAAACTCAAAGCCAAGTACAAACGCTTTTCAAACAGAAACGAGATGCGATGGATCCACGCACCGGGGTAAAATTCTCAGCTGGTGATGCTGCTGCATTGAAAAATGCTATGGCCTCACTTGAGAAACTTAATGCAGAGCGCGCTGCATTTCTTAATAGTGATAATAGAGATGCTATGCTTAGACGAGGATCATCTCAAGGCGGAATGACTGCAGAACAAGCAGCTGAGGCATTTGGGGCAAAAGTAACACAGTCAGATAAAACAACTGCTGATGAGATAATAAAATTTGTAGCAGTTAAAAGAGACAATAAAAAAATTATTCCCTCTAATATTAGGAGGATAGAAAATGCTAAAGCTCAGGAAGCGATGCTGAGCGCAACTTTTGGCATAAGTGATATGACAAAAATAAAAGAACTAGCTAAAGAAATGAATATGTCGCTTATAGAATATTTTGAAAAATATAGAACAGTTGGTGTAAATACAACACCAACTGTAATAGATGCATCACAAAATAATCCTGTTAAACAGGATATTGTAATGACTTCCTCACCGCCAACTGTAAATAATCCAGATAGGCCGATGGAGGAAGCCTATGGTTATTTAGCCCATTAGTCTTCTTGAGCTAGCTTAGCAAAATAAGACATCGTATCATCATCACTGGTAACATTCATTTCTTCTGCAGTGATTGGTTCAGCCACTTTATACTCAGGTGCTGGAGCAGGAACATTCATTTGAGATTCCTGTGCCATAGTAGGTGCACCCATGGCTTGAGGTGATTCACCGAGAACCCGTGCAAGTTTAGCTTTGAGTTCATCATAAGTCTTGTAGTTCGAAGGATCAGTGAACTCATTAAGGTTATGTTGTTTACCATATACCTCTTCGAGTTTTGTATCATCACCACCGAACAATGGTGCAGGTGAAGCAAATTCAGATTTATCGTAGTTGCGATAACCTTCAACCTGCCGAATCTTAAGTTTAAAGTCTGCACCATCCCAGAAGTCAAATGGGTTAACAGCTTTCTCATCAGCAAATGATGGTTGCATAACATCCATAACTTTATCAAAGATTTTCTTACCAAACTTATAGAGTACTACACGGCCAACATTATGTGGAGCAGAAGGATCTTCTACAACCAATGCATTAACTACATAGTGTAGTCGACGCTTTTGTTTCCGGGCAGTATCTTTATCTTCTTCATGGCCGGAATTCCAGAGCCGTGAGTTGAGTTCGCCAACAGGATCAGGTTGACCAATAGATGTAAGGCTGTTTTCGATATACCATTGACCGGTTGGTCCTTTGAATCCATGGTCCCAATATCGAACCCACGGTAAGTCTGAACCTTCTGCGGCTGGCAAGAATCTGAGTACGGCATATCCATTTCCTGCTTTATCTACTGTTGGTTTCCATTCACGTTCATCAGCGTATGACTTTTTTTCACCGCCACCGACGGCTTCTGCTGCTTGAACTAATTTGGAGATTTGATCGCGGTTGCGTTTTAGATTTTCGAATGACATTGTATTTCCTTTTTATATTGCAATGTATGATTTATTATAACACAGTATGACTGTAATGTACAACTATTTATATTCAACTTATTCGAATAATGCTGAATCAATTGAATTAGTTTTTGGAATGAAGTTAAGATTCATAGCCTCAGCTTCAAGCTTTCCTTTTATGATAGGGGATACAAATTTCTTTACATCCTCTGGCTCAATATCGTTCTTTTCACAGATGTATAGAATAGCATCCATGTAAGTAATCTTTAAATCACCTACTGCTTTTTCTACCATCTTTGAAAATTTAGCTTTATTGAGAAACTGTTCTTCTACTGTCATTTGTCTAATGCCCTTAGTAATATTGTATCCATATTCAATCTACCATTTGGTACATTGACTTTAGTAGTAAGTTGTTTGAACTCCTTATCGATTTGAGTTACACTCTTATTCTGAACAATAGCAATGAATTCATCAGGCTTTCTAAGTTTAGTACACCTACTATTAACTTTATCGAAATTCTTAAGTGATGTACCTGAGATCTCAAATCCATTTGCAGCTTGAGTAATATACTCAGAAAGGATACGAGTCTTAGTATTAAATGTGAATAGCCGAGTTTGACCAACCATTTTGATAGGTGGTATAGACACCAACTTAAACTCGTTATCTTCTTTTTTGTATTGAACTCGAGTGATTTGTTTATCCGCAGCTTTAGGACCTTTCACCTTTGTAGCTCGAGTAGCTTTAGCCGCAGCTTTAAGTTTATCTAGATCAGCTAGCATAGCTTCACAACATTTAATGCGGCGATTGAGTTCAGGTCTTTTCACATGTGCATAACCTTCAACAGCATCAGGACAACGCTTATGGTATGCATCACCATAATCTAGTAACCATCCCTCAATCACCGGCCTTACAGCGTTAGTAGCACTGTTAGGCAAACCGTGTCGTTTAAATTCTTGGTAAATATCTAGTTCAGCTTTTTCTCCATCCATCCATTGATCTTCTAGATCAAGGAGATCTTGCATAATGGTATTACCTATTTTGTTTTGCAATCTTTGCATCGGAGAAAGAGATACAACTTTATCTGAGTCTTTTAGCTTAGCTTGCTTTTCAAAGTATAGCTTCTTACCCATTTCAGTGCATTCAATTAAATGCTTATATAGTCCTTCAGCATATTGTTTAACCTTATCATCTGAAGGTAAACCAGCATCAATCCAAAATGCTGTAGCACATTTATGAGTAAACGCATAGAACTTATAGTCCGGACATGATAGAACATATCGTGCTTGTTCTTTGTCCATATTCTTTTTTACATATGACTTCATAGTGTTAATAAGATCTTTACGATCAACATTCATATGAAAGTAATCTACAGCAACACTAAATCCTTTATCAATAGGAACTGCTGATAAACCTGTTTTAGCTTTAGCCCTAAGTTTCTGTTTACGTTTTGCCATTATTCCTTACCTCTCTTTTCATGTTCTACAATAAGATCCTGAACTGCATTAGCTTGAGCTAATACAAGTTTATGGGCAAAAGCATATGGCCCATTTACATCCAGCCGAATATCTTCTTTAACTGTATGAGCTAGTGTTTGTGCAAGTATTAGTAACTCACCGTACTTATATGCATATGTTTTTTCCATAATATACTCCTCTTTCTTTATTATACTACTATTCTACCACACTTTGACGTAAAAGTAAAGGAAAAAATGCATATTGCTGTAACTTTTTTTAGTGGCACCTTCTGGTGTGCATTCATAAACAAATGATGTATAGTTTATCCCCTACGCATTCTGGCGATTTCATGTGCATCATTACTATCCTTACGAACAGGAACCATATTGGATTTATGGAGGGTGCCAATGCCAGCAAGCTCATCGCCTGTGTAGCGATTTTCATGACGCTTGCCGGACACTGGCATTATAACATCGCTTGTTGGAATAGTACTACGTACCGTATAGTCAGGCATAGGAGCCTTATACTTACGGCCAGCGTTGCGATCATAGCCTAAAGACTTGAGGAGCTTCGCTGTCTTACGTTCTTCTTCAAGGACTGCAACAGTCTTTTGCCGAGACTTACGCTTACGAGTACTAATGGTAGTCATACCACGAACCAAGTGCATTGTCATAATTATCGATACTCCACAAGTGTTGATGCATTATGGCCTTTTCGAGTCATGTCATTAATACGCTCTTGAAGATATCTACGAACAAGCTTTTGCACAGGATCGTAGTTACCTTCAGTAATAGCTTTCATCCTATTTAGCTCACCTTCAAATACTCGAATAGCCATCATTCTATCACTAGACATATTTTCCATTATTCTATTCTACCACAGTTTTATCCGATTGTACACCGTTAATTGCGTCTACGAGCACTTTTGCTTCAGCTAGCTCATCAGCTTTTTGTGCAGCTACATTATCATCAAGCTCTTTAAACGCTTTTGTTTCGCGAAGCTTTTCAAGTAAGTACTCGTTCTGACTGATACGAGTTTTAATAACAGCATTAGCTGTAGCATTCTTATACTCGAGTAAAACATAAGCACGATACTGAGTGCCATTCTGAACAATCTGTTGTTCTTTTACAGAGTAACCAGCAACATCAGCATCGGCAATTAAATTACGAGTTACCTGTTCAAAATTATTTTGAACGGTAGCATCAAAATCAGTTGCACCGACTTTAGTCTTGAATAGTTTCATTTGAGAACGAATACGACTATCTACTCGATCAGCTAGAGTTGTCTTAGCCGAAAGCACTGCAATATCAACTGCTAATTGTAAATCAGGAGTTACTGCAGTACCGACTGCATAGACTGCATCTTCTTCGGATGGAATATTAGTATACCACTTAGGCATCTCATCAATTTGGTTTTCAACCTGAGCTTTCTTATACTCAAACAATTCTTTTGACATTGACACATCGGGCGGTGTCTTATCACATGCTGCAGCCATTGCAACAATAGGTAGTAACATAATCTTTTTCATCTTATAGCTCCTTCAAACTTTCGATGATTGCATCACGGCTGCCACTATCGACAAACCAAGTTAAAATATCTGGATATAATATAACGAGTGCCACTCCAGCAATAACACCTAACATAAATCTAATCATAGAACTCCTCCACTGACTAGAGCACTTAATACATGACTCAAGGAATCATTTTCTTCGAGTCTAAATAACCAATCACCTAAAGTTTTTGGCTCTGCTTCTTTCTCAACCACAATAACTTTTGGTGGTGGAGAATTGGTACAATCGTACCGTTGAAATGCGGTGATGGTTTCACCGTTCTTATATTGAACCTGTTGCTCATAGAAACAATCTTGTGCATGCGCACTAGTTCCAATCGTTATCCATAGCAATAGTATCGCGCATCTTGTCACCATAATGTTCCTCAGCATACTTGGATGCATCTGTCCAATGATTAAAGTTTTCATCGAGATCTTGACCTTTTTTCGGTTCAACTTCTTGACGAGTGTAGTAAGCTTCACGCTTCTTCAATGCAGCCAACCTTTTTGATGCCGCGCGGATAGCATCCATACGCTCTTCATAAGTCGACTCTTTAGTAATAACAATAGCCATATTAATTTGCTCCCAATTGTACAGTCATTTCATACCAAACATTATCAATGATATGAGAAATTTCTTCACTATTTAAATGCGGTACCATCTTATGATGCCGGATTGTTCTTCTTGAATACTCTTGGAATGATTCTGAATCAATAGCGATATCAGCCATCAAATCAACAAACTTTTCTTCAATATCCATTACGTAACTTGACATACCCATATTAGCGTACCTCATAACCAAGATTTTTAAGAACCCAATCTTCGCCAAGATCAGAAACGAAAGCCATTACTACACCTTCACGTGGATGTGTATCCATGCGATCAATGAAGCTTTTAAGCGAACCCATGTGACCTTTATTGAAACGACTCTTTACTTCGAGAACATCGTTACGATCTTCGGCATACATTTCAGCCATACCATGATCAACACCAACAAACTCAACATGGCTGTTCCAAAGATTCTTTTCAAGCTTTGTAAGATTTTCTAAAAACATTTTAGGACTCCTCTTCCTTTTCCATTTTATAGATCTATTATAAACTATTTTTACGAAAATGTACAGGAAAAAGTGACGTAAAGTTCCTAACGAAATCAATACGTTGTGATTTTTTTCTATGATTTGTAAATTTTAAGGAGGTGAGATTCGAATTGCTCAACCTTTTCAATCCTTTGAGGCCACAGAATATATTCTTTTTCTGGGTTCTTTTTAAGATTGTTGAGTAGAGGTATGATAGCATTATATAGTTTATCTAATTTTTCTTGAGTAACATTAGCAGTAACAGCTTCATCACCTGCAGCTTTTTGCGCATCTTGCACTGCTTGTAATTCAGATTCATCTACTGCTGTAAATCCGAAATCGAAAAAATCGTCAGACATGTCCATCTCTCCTTGCATTCATGTATTGAACAAAGAAGACCCAAGTTAAAAAGGCCCAGAAAAAACTATGAATTAATCCCTGGCTTATTGGATAAGCAAACATACCTATCATCACGTAATCATACCATTTTAACATTGGGTCTCCTAAATTAGAATTTAACTGCAATACCTACAGTTGTATCTGTTTGTTTAAAATCTGCGTCCAGATCATTTTCCATATAGATGTCAATGATAGGTGTTACAGAATAATTAAGATCAACATCTGCAGATGACATATTAAATTTCATATTGTCTGCAGTAGTATCTACCATATTTACTGTTGTGCTAAGGGTAAAATCACCTGACGTGATTGAAGGTCCAAAAAAGAGTTTATTAATTTCTGTGTCCAGATTACGCTCAGCTCCAACTGTTGTTTCAATTGAAGATTCAGCGAATGCACTTGATGACATACCAAGCGCGAAGAGTGCAACCATTAGTTTTTTCATTTTTTTTATTCTTTTCCTATTTGTGTTAAAAAAGGATAGACCGACTGGTACTATCCCTTAGGGATATTTATATTAAAATAATTTTAAATGGAGCGGGTAACCGGAATCGAACCGATGTCTTTGGCTTGGAAGGCGATTGTAATACCATTATACTATACCCGCAGGGTGTGGGGCTAACCGTTGGCCCCACGCGGATGTATTAAGGCATCACCCTTAAATTTAGCAGAGCCAACTTATAAATGCTGGATGCGATTGCGTTCCTTTCTAATGAGGGCGAACGGACCATTCCCACCTGTGTCTTAATTTTATAGTCGTTACAGGCTTAACCGCGTTTATACTCGCTCGACTAATAGTTTTCCCTTCTTCACTTGACGTGGTATAGTAAGCGTTATTGCTTCTAACTTGACACCCCGCGAGTTAGTCATTTCGGACTTTACATTTGGATTAGTAAGTATGCATCAACTGAGAGAGGAGCGAGACAGGAGCATACTTACTAAACTTTTTACCATATCCACTCAACTTCAATACCGAACTCTCGTTCTTGATCTTGTTCTTGAGTAACATGGTTGAATCCACTATTATTATAGGTTTGCATATTGATAATCTTTTTATCAGACTTTTCGTATTCCTCTCGCAATTCTGCAAACCTATTCGTTAAACTTACACCATCACCATTGTATTCATCGTATGGATGTGTGGTGAAATAAGAACCAAACATTTCTGTGGTTCTTACCATTATGCTGCCTCTGAAGGCTGAGCAAATTCGATGTAGACCATGTCCAGATCATCCTTGGTCTTGCAATCTTGCAAGAGATACCGAGCATATGACTTGCTTGTCACACAACCGATATAGTCATACAGACTATAGTATTCCATTTGGAACTCGAATTGTTCGGTGGTGAAGATGCCTTGGTCATTCCAATGCTTTCGGTCTTCGGCCAATAGGCCAATGAATGTGCCTGGGTTCTCAGCCATTTCCTGGCGAGACTTTTCATTGATACCTTCGATGTGTGTAATAAGATCAGTCATAATTTAGCTCCTCTTCCATTTTATAGATCTATTATACCATAGTTTTAACTAAATGTAAACCCCTAAAATGCATTTATTTGATTTTTTTATCTAGCTCTTCTCGCAATTCTTTAATACGCTTATAAGATTGTTGCAATTGTCTTTGCAGTTCTTTAATATTATTTCTTAGGATGTCTTCTTGTGTTTGTTCCATTTTTCGAGCAATACCTCTTGTAGTTTATATGCTTCTATTTCCCATGGGAGTTTTAAATACTCTTCTCTATTAGAATAAAAATTAACTTCAGAAAATAATTCTTTACGAACATATTGTTTAACATGAACCATTTCATGAAATATAGTAGTTATAAAGTCATCACCTCTTAATTTTTTATCAACTTCTATTTCATAAACTCTATTATTAGTATCAAGGCATGTACCTTCATACGCTACAACTTTTTTAATTTTAACATTGACTTCACACTTACGAATTCTTGGCATTAAAGTTTTCCAAGCAAATTGTACTAAATCATATGTTAGCTGCCTTTGTTTTCTTGTACCACCTTCTACAAAAATCATAGTGCCCTCTTTATTGTAGATCTATTATACCACAGTTAAAAGTAAATGTACACAGTTAATCCCTTAGATCTACAGTTTTTATTTGGCCACTACCTTTCCCAGCATCTACAATTTCTCCACGCTTTTTATAACTATGAACCTCTACATTTGGCGGTACGTCAAACTTCAATAGACTATGGAAGTGATGCAAGTTTATTTTCGTATCTTTAAAATCTTTAAACATACTATTGAATAGTGGCCGCCAGTTATTAGTCAACCGATTATTATTCATATTGCCTCTATCAGAAGTGATATAAAAATCTGTGCTTGATCTTAAATTAAAATCAAAAATAGAATCAAATCCATACATATGGATCACTTCAGCTTTAAGATGCTCAAGTGAAAAGTATGTTGCCATATGACCACAATTGAAGTCTGTATAATTTGCAGCATACTTTGGAAGTTTAGTATAAAATTGTTTAATTTGTGGAGCACGTTTAGTGTAATAGATTGGATGTTTTTCCATATACAACTTAGGACGAGCACCAAGAATCCATTCACCAGGAACATCGATAACGCCAGTATTAATAGTATGCATCATCTTAAAGTCAACCATACACGTGGCGTATGCATCCGGCACAGCAAATGGTGGTAAGTTACATGTAAGCTTTAGACCTTTACGTGGCTCTTCATGATATAATACAGCTGAATCGCCATTACCAATAATGTGTACTGTTCTAGGCACGAACAACCTCCTTAATCTTCATCAACCCTTTAATCCTATCATTACCTTTAGCACCAGTCCAGTGCATAATTTTCTTATCATTTGAATCTTCATTATCATGTTCAATTTGTAGCCTTAGCCAATTCCATTTATTCGGTAACTCATGAATATATATCTGTCTATTAAGAGGATCAAGCATTGAGTGTAATACTTCTTGATCACCAACGTTAGGTGTATCTTCGACTTGCTTAGCCCATTTATGTAGAATTTCTGGCTTACCAATAAATCCTACAACACCTGAATTAAACCACTCTTCTTTCCTACGCTTAAGCCAAGGTCTATCCATTACCATATTGAGTTTATTTGGCACAAGGATTCGAAAGATATGATCTAGATTTGACATTACTTGACAATCAGTGTCAAGCCATACTACTTTTTTACCCGGTGCTTTTAACATTGCAGCTGGTTTCAAGAACCAAGCTTTTTCAAACTGACCAACTTGATCATGATGCATTAAGCAAAAAGCATGGCTTTTGGTTTCACACCAACGTACCATCTCATCAGACATACCAAAATTGCCAATAGCAATAGGTGTATTGTTATGTTTAAAATAGTTTTCTAAAAACCATGGCAATTGCCATTCAGTTTTTTCATCACATCCTGTTAAGAATAAATTATCTGGCATTTTAGGCATCGATTATCTTATATCCTATTTTATAATTATGTTTAGCTAAACAGCCGGTTTCATTTTGTATTGTAGAAAATGAATCAGCCGCCATGCAGACCCACGGATAATATTCTTGCAACCAAGGGAAATTTTGAGTATTGAGGTATATATCCGTAGGTCCTGCATGTGACACTGCTTTGGTAACTAATTCTTTAGCACCTTCCGGTTTAACGATGTAACCATGGGCACCGCCAAAGTATTGTTTTTGAATTAGTCCATCTACGCCGAGTTTAAGTGGTGTTTTATATTTTCCATAGGAAGGTTTAGAAAATGTCATAACTTTATCAAACTCAACATCAACTGGAACTTGTCCAGTTATAAGAGCATCATGTTCAAATATAACTACTTTTTCATTCATGTCTCTTGATATTTCCCAACATGAATAGTGAGAAATAAAAGCAGACATACAGTTTTCTGGCCTCGAATATTTTTCTTTAAATCTATTTGGGTTAATTCCACGAGACTCTAAAAATTTTTCAGGCCCATCTTTAGGAGTAAATGCATTAAATTGTTTAATTTCAATTCCATGCTTTTTACCTGATGCTATACACCGTTGAGCATATTTCACCGATCTTTCATTATCTTCAATTGCTATTACAAATGCTCTCATTTAACTTACCGTTGTTGATGGTAGACCTTGAACTCGAGTATAATAAGTCTTAGTCACACCTAAGTTTGGAATAATTTGCTTGCACATTAATGCATCATTAGGCCAAAGCCCATGTTCTCGAGCAGCATCTAATATAGACTTTGCTCCGGTTGGTTTAATTATATATGCGCTATTTCCAGCCAATCCTTGTGGCACATTAAATTCATCAACTGTAGGAACCGGTTGAATCAATGATCTACCGGCTTGAACCATATCATGAAATTGATGAGCTTTACGTGTTGCAGCCGCTGGACTATTAATTCCTATAATATCAAATTTGCTTTTTAGTATTGAACTATGTTCTAGCTTTTCAATAAACAATGCATCGTGTTCTAATATAAGAAGAGGTGTATCTTCTATAAAACATTTATGCCATAATAACCAGTGACTTAATGCACATGCAATTCTTGTATTCTTGTTAGCAGTTTGATATGCCGATTTAATCAAACCAGTTTTCAAATCTGTTTCTTTTCCTTCCCAAGGATACTTCCACTTAAGACCATTACCAGACATAACAGTTCTTGCCATCTTAGGTGTAATAGCATCGAACCTTCTAATCTTAAAAGAATTTTTAAATTTTTCAGAAGAAACTTTTAGATTGTTATAACCAGTCTCAGATACTTCGTGATCTTTAATTACGATTGCATACGCTTGCATTTTACTTACCTGTTAAAAATACCCACTGTACACCAGTTTCAGGTGAATCACCAACTTTAAAGTTGCCAGCTTTACTCCAATCAATCTGTGCTAAGCTTAATTCATGATTGATATCTGCTTTAAAAGTTGAAATATTTTTTGTAGTCTGTGAACTATGGATTGCGTTATTAGGCACATCATCATCTTGAAGATAATGTGCTCCGGCTGCTAATGCTGCGATAATAAGTAGTGCTTCCATTATTTAACTCCTTTTCAATACGGTGTATCCAACGTTTTCAACACCTCGTTCTAAGACTTTCCAAGATGGATTGTCTATACAAAAATTAACTAAGCATTCGTAAAGCTCAATTAAATTACTTGATTGCGCTTTGCTAGTATCGTGGGCTACGATATATTTAGTAACCATTTGCCCATGAATTTGTAATTCTTTTTCCATATGTGATCTCTTATGAATTGAATCAATCATAAGCATATCCACTGCTTTAGTTGACATAGAACCAAGACCACCAGAATCTGCTTCTCTTACTACAAGTTCAATACCGTGCTCTTTACAATAAGGTTCTGCCAATCTTTGCAGTGTTTTACGATATTTAACGTGATCAATATCAATCAATTCCATATACTTTGGCTTATGTTCACCTAACATCGCGGCTGCAGCACTAGCACCTTGGTGTGTACCGAGTTCTTTATACGACCTACAATCTTTCATATATTTTTGAATGGCATCATGCATTGCACAATAATGAAGACCATGTGCCTCTTCTTGTTGCCAACGAATCTCTTGATAAAATTCTTTAACTGAATTTACATGATCTACTTCAGCGGTTAACATAGTTTCTCCTATTGACTCAAATTCCACGTAGATCGTGGTTTATTAGTAATATTATAAAGCGTTTCATCATCAAAATAATCTGCGCCACTTAATTGTATATGAACAAATTTCGTTTCTTTTGTTCTGCTATCATGGATAGGATCAGCTAAGCCAAGTGGACCTCGCGTGTAATGAATATAATTATTCCATCCATTATGCATTTCAACATAATCACCGTGTGTAATCATCATAGCATGAAAATAGTTTTGATCAACTGTATAGAATCGCCCTAATCCCTTTGTTCTCATATAGTCTATATATTCTTGGAATGGAACAAACTTTTCTTTAGCTAGTTTGATTCCTTTATTTGAAAACATTACCATGCCTGCGTTATATACCTTGAGATAACCATCAGAATCTCTTGGCATTTCAGCACCATATTTATCCTTTACATATCGTGCCCACCGTTCGTCATTCTGCCGATTAATACTACCGCCGATCGTTACAGACTCACGATACTTTCCTTGAAACGGTTCAGTGCAAATACCAAAATCTTTATCAAATCCTTCAAAAATGTTTTCAGTTAATCCATCAACAGGAAATACATCTAAATCAATTACACACACATTATCATATTCTAAGAATGAATCATCTAGCATAGGATTCAACCACTCAAAATACATTGGTACATCACAAACACTACTCGCAATGTTTGGTGAAATATCTAATCTATAATCAGCACCAATACGTTCACAGTATTTACGCATTAGCTTTTCGCTATATATACACCCTGGCCGCATATCTCCGGCCCATACTTGATAAATTAAATTCTTCATTTTAAGCTCTCAATTAGTTTTACATCTATACGATCTTTCGGTTCGTTTCTTAGTTTTTTCATATTCTTTATTACATCTAAAGTTGCATATTTAAAGCCATTATAATATAAATGGTATTTTGGATTATTAACAATATCATCAAGAGTTAATCTATAAAAAGTTTTTAAATATTGATTATGAGAATCGATAGGTGGCTTAACGTTGTAAATTAGATCTATATCCTTACAATCTCTTAAACCATATAATGATAATACACTTGAACCAGTAATTACTTTATTATTGTCTGGTTTCATATCAGCCATAAGTTTTGTATAATTTGGAAATGAAACGTTCTTTCTGTTATTAATAAAATGTATGCTATTATCATTAAATACTGTTTTTGCTATCCTAACAGTTTCTTCATGCGTATCGTTAATATGAACAGAATGATTACCTACATTAAATAATGCTCTAATCCTATTCTTCATTTCTTTTACTGTTTCAAGATTTTTTGCATCTATTAACACAAATGTTATACTACCTTTACCTACAAAACCAAGCTTGGTTTTGTCGGCTACAAAACACTGATCGCTTTTTCTCTGTATTCCTTGTTCATTTGCCCATCCATCAGAAAGATATATTTCTTTCATTAATCCAAGTTGTCCTTTAGAATTCAATGTTTCGGATGAGTGATAAAAAATATTACAGTGTTCATTAATTATATCCATTACCTCATTGAGCCGTGTGTGGGCAATGGGAAATAAACAAATGACATGTGTATTGGTTTTGAGTTTTGCGTATTCTAATGCTGATCTTTTTAAGATGTGTAATGATAATCCTTTTTTAATGAAAAGTTTATAATCAGACTCAATAAGATTATTTTCATCAGGATTTGCATTTTTAATATTGATAGGTCTTTGATGAAATAATGCGGATGCTAATCTATGAGCGCCGTTTGAAAGATGTCCTTCACTATTTACAATGACTGGTTCATCAACAACATTATTAATTATTAATTTAAATGCATCATCAAAATCTTTAAATCCTCTTTTTTTTGGTTCTCCTTCATAAAATTTATTCCAAACTTTCAGATGCTCTTTATATGCGTTTCGATAATACTCGCTAGATAAATTTGATGCATACATATATTTAATAAGAACATCAAATCTTTTATGCGATAATAGATCATACGGGTTTTTCGTATGTATCATAATATACCTTTCATCTTAAGATCATAGTAATTTTCAATCTTTTCTTTCTTAGGTCCTTGTGGTGTAATTTTTGTTCTTACATGAATAAAGCCAGCTTTTTCTGGATTTGGTAAGAAAGAACATTGGCACCACCTTTGATGCATATACGGTTCTTCTGGTTGGAAGTTAGCTTTCTTAGCTAAAACATGCAAAATGCCTTCATCCTCAAACTTATAAGCTTCGTTAAATTGATCCATCCATGATTCATCACCACCTAATTGTTTTCTTAAAATCATTCGAGTTTTAAGATCCATTTTATATATTGCTCCGCCCCAGTAAGGATAAAGCATACTACCGCCGGCTGTGTTTGCTATTTTACGATGTAACATTTGTTGAGTGCTAGCATATAGACCAATACCAGAAACTCCGAATACATTTGTAAACATTCCCTTTGGAGCAAACATATCAATATCAACCATAAGTACTTGATCATAATCATCATAGTGTTTTGATAGCATAAACACCTTCTGACATGCACCCGTTAAATGTTTACGGAATGGCTTACCCCTAACTAAAGCATATTCAGCACCTACAAATTTAGCATACTGTTTCATGTTTTCGATTGACAAGTGGTCCAATTCACGAAGTTCACCATCAAAATGTTGTAGAATAATATTAGGCATTCTTAGATCCTATAAAAAAGAAGTGAGACATTTGCATTGGACTTTGAAATTGCTGAATAGTATGATTAGTTAAACTTTTATTAATACTTTTAAAATATTTGTGATTATCAACTTTTTCAAAATTGCTATTATGATTTATAAAAATATAAGAAAATTTATCATAGTCAATTACTTTTCTTTCGTCTAATGACATTTCATTAATACTATGAGTAGCAATCATTAATGAATTTTTTCCTGGGTTCAATTCAGAAAGATCTTTCATTGTTACTTTAATATTATTTGATTTAAGAAAATGTTCTTGGATTCTATGTAGTTCTGGAAAATCATAAATATTATAATCTTTGTTATAACCCATGCTTCGAAGCATCCAGGCCATATTACCATATCCACCACCAATGTCATGTATTTCATTAATGTTGTTAAAATCAAAATTATCTTTCATCATTCGAATATAATAAGCAGACTGTAATGTAATAAGACTATGACTACCATCACACAAGCGTGGATTCATTACACTAGGATCTGGTATTAAATGGTCTTCAGTAATAACTTCATTAATATATTTCATTCCATTTACTAGTTGATCCGGATGTAATGCTCGAGTTGCAACAGGTTGTCTTAAAAAATTATCTGGTGCAACAGTAAACTCCATATCTAGTTGTTTTCGCATTTCTTCCCATAATTTAGACACTGTACATACTTCCTTCCTCAATTATTTCTGGATTAAATTTATCTATATATGAGTTCATGCTAAAAGTTTCATCCATCGATAAGCACTTATTTTTTTCATAACTAATAGCTGAAATTGACTTAGTTGATATACCAATATAGTTTTGTGGAGCTAACATAGTATTTTCACGTAATGTTTCTAATTTTACCATTGTTTCATATGTTGGTATTAAATTTGGCGAAGTAACAAATACATGTTTATTAGATGCTTTTTTTATTGCATATAAAATAGAATGTTCATTAAAAATAAATTCCATTTTTGCATGTTTAAGTTGTAGTGGTTTCCAGTACTCAGGAAACTTATAGTCAGACTTAGTACAATCGATAATTATAGTTACCATTTGGTTGCTTCCACTACTCCAGAATGTGCAGCCCTAATAACATCAGGCTTTTCAATTCCATTAAAATCTGCTCTACCACTAACACCATACGGCCAAGTTTGTACACTAGAAAAACCAAGATCTTTTAATGTAGTAATCATTTCAGCTTCACCCCAAAGATACTTGTGCTCACCACCTTGATGTAATAATCCTAATGCAACTTGTTCTTGTGGTCTTCTATGTTCATTACCTTTTTCCGGAAACTTGTGTTTTTTTACATATACTTGGTAGTAATGATTTACAAAAGTATCATTAGTCAAATCTTCTGGACCAACAAGCCATTCAATAATTTCATATTTAGGCCATACAGTACGAAGAGTTCCACCCGGCTTTAACAATCTAAATGCTTCCTTAAAGAAATTTATCCCTTGGTACTTATGTATATGCTCAATAAAATGTTCAGAATAAATGCCATCATATGAAGCTGCAGGTTTTTTCATAGGAAGATCTCTCATATCCCATATTTCAGCATCCATGGTTTTATCCGTACGGAAACCATTTACAATTTCCCAATTAATTCCACGCCTTGCTTCACCTGCAATTTCTAAGAAGGTTGCCATATACTTAACTCCGTATGTTCTAACTTTGGCATTTCGAATTTTGTACGAGCCAAGAAGTGATTGAGTTTACCGTCGGGTTTACCGCGCCATTGATACGGCATACGATTCCAAGTTGTACTAAACTCGGTTACATTAAAAACGGGTTGTGACAGTTGGAGGTTGACATACATTTGTTCTGTATATCGAGTATGAAGGACATAGTCATCTACAGAAGTAAAGTGCTCTTTGGCTTTTGCTCTACCTTCTTTACTCCATAATTGAAAACCTCCATTGAGATAACGGAATCTTTCATTTGGATAACGAGTTGATTTAGGGAACATCCAGTCTTGACCAAATAAATGTTTACCGTATGCAATAATACCTCTTTCATGTAAAGGCTTATCCATTACATTACGTAACCATCCTGCAGGTCCGCCGGTGTGCACTCCGTACTCGTGCACCATTGCAACATCTTGAATGTCACGAGTAAATACATTATCTTTACTAGAGATAAGCATATCTAAATCTAAACAAAAAATATTATCGTATTGTTCAAACTGCGAATCATAAAATAATCGGAGTGAATCTAAACGAGGATCAAGGTGTGTAAAATATCTATCGTGGCTAAGCATATATTCAGCACCACATGCATCAGCATATGCCATAGCAGATCTTTGGCCAGCCTTTGCCCATTCAGGCATATTCACTCCGCCCATATCAGCATCAAAAGACTCATAAGGAATATAATATTGGAAGACTAAATTACGCATAATATACTTTCAATTATTTAGTAAGCTGACCTTTCGCTAAACTACGGCATGACCACCTTGTTGGTTTGTATCCCTTCATATGTATATGAACTGCACGAGACATTTCATAAGCACGGGATTCACATTTTTCATAAGTCTTGTAAGGACCTCTTTGATCTTCTAAAGTTATGCACTCTGCTGGATTTGACATTAAACATACCCACACTAAGGCTTGGTACATTACTTACCTTTTAGTGTGTCAGACGACTTTGCTTTTGTATATGCACTAGCACCAAAGAATGCTGCAACTAAACCAGCAATTGCCACAAAATATGTTGGTGCAATATCTGCAATAAGTGATGCTGCTTTCTCGTAGCCAAGCATAGCTGTTATTAATATGCCACTCGGATAGAGTAACATTCCTGCTAGAGCAAACCAAGCCATTTTACGAATCTGATCTTCCTTTGCATCTTCGTTTGCTTGCATTGCAACTTTATGGTCAAATTCAGCTATTTCTTTTGCCCTTGACATTTCTTCATCTGTAATAATACCATCGCCATCTGCATCCAGTTTCTCAAAAATTGACCCTGGCTCTAGTGTTTTCTGTACCATCGTAATACTCCTTAATCGATATTGCTATTTTTTTAGCATCATCAAATCCATTACGAAGTGAGTTGGATTTATGTCCATTTTCAACAAACCAATTAAGACTATTTATACTACTACCGGCATGCCCGTTCATATTATAATTTTCAGTTATATCTTCAAATTCTGTACGCATATTGAGTATTGTGCTTATTAGCATGCTTTCTCCAGTTCTACAAAGAGGTATTCTTCTAGATCATCTTCATTTGCTTGGAAGCGAATACCAATACCTCCAGCTTCTATCCAACGCTTGATGTTTTCAGGTTTATCATCAACTAAAATATTTGGCTTGCGAGTTAGTGCATTCCAAGCATACTTATGTTTGTTACCAGTAAAGATCATGTTCTCAACTAAAGGTGGCATATAATCTTTATCTTCTAACCATCTGCGTTTCCAATAAGATGAATTCATTGTATCACCACGTAATGGTGAAGAACAAATTCCCCAATCGCCATTGGATATTTCTTTTACAAATCTTATGATTTCACAGGATATACTAGGACCTGCTCGCCGAGGTCCACGATCTTCTCTAAAGATTGGAAGTGTATAAAAGAAGTTTGTGTTAGCAAGTTCTTTAAATTTGATTTCACGATCTTGAATAGACTTCCAATGATCTACACCGTATTTTAATTCGATGCCACTAAAGAAGTCTGCAATGACTCCATCCATATCGAGATATATTGTCATTATTTGCTCCTCATGTTAATAAGGATTTCACCCATATCGACTAGATCGAATGTTTGTTCAAGGTAACCAATTCTATCTAGAATGTCTGCGCCGGGTTTTACAACATCTGTTAATGCTGTATATTCATTCCGGAATGCTTGTAATTGAGACATTTTAAGAACCTGTGTAGTAATATATTCCATAATAAAATTCTCCTCTTTCTTTATTATAGATCTATTATACCACAGTTTTCAGCAAATGTACACCGTTAAATGCATTTAATGTGAAAATAATTTTCGTCTATCATATTCTTTTTTAGTATCGATAAGGAGTTCAATATGATTGTCACGGTGTTCTTTGAATACTAAAGGTTCATTATCATCTACATCCATGATAATAACTGTATTAGTAATCGGCATGCCAGTTCTTTCTTCCCACATCACCGCATAACCTGCCATTTGAGCAAAGTAATTTGAAATGTATTCTTTTTTCTTTACACGCTTAGATGTCTTAAAATCTACTATGGATGGAACACCGTCAAACTCAGCGACACAATCGCATCGGCCAGCAACACCGAGGTAAGAACTATAAAGAGGTACCTCGAGACCGTAGATCGTTCCGATCCTGCTATCCAGAATTGGACGTAAGTTTTCGAGGCTTTGTCTAATGTGCGGCAAATAATCTGTAGTGTTTTCATTGAGTAAATACTTTTCTACTATAGAGTGTACAAGAGTCCCGCGCGCGGATGCCCGCCCGCCCACGCGGTTTGCTTCTTCTTCTCCTACACGTTTACGCCAGGCAGCAATACCAGCTTCAGATAGTATTCCTAAAACAGTAGTAATAGAAGGAAAAGTCCTACCATCAGGAGTGTGATAGGTTCTACCTGACTTGCGTGTGTCAGCAACCAAGTCTTTATATCCAAGATCAATTGTTTCATGTGTAAACTCCATCATGTCTTAATAGTGTTATTCTTTCCAGAACCTTTTTTAATTCTACCTAAAAGATCCTTCCAGCCATTACTGGTTTTTGAGTTAGCATGTGTTTTAGTCGATGATACAAATCCTGGTGTAGACAGAACCTTAATTAAATCAGGTTGTGCATTTAAGATTTCTTGCAATTCATCGTAAGAACAATTTACATCATGTTCTTTTTGAGTCTTAATGTCTTTTAATGTGTAGGTTGGCATCTTTTCGAATTTCTTCCTTTATAGCAGTAACACGTTTTGTCATCCA